AAAGGATTGATATAGGCGTTCACAGCCGCAGCGAGAGCCGCTGCCACGGTGGCGGCGTTGTCGCCGGCAGCAATATTGACCGCGATGTCCTCACCGGCGATCGAGAGAACGCCCTGCCCGCCGGCAGCAGGCGGCGTGCCGAGCGTAACCGTACGGATCTGCGCCGTGGTCGCCTCGGCCACGCGGCCAAGCCAGATCTCCTGCGTCGGTGCATTCCGACGGGCGCGGATGAACATGCTTTCCAGCATCGAGCCGCGACCTGCCAGGAGACGCGCCTGCGAGACGGACCCGCAAAGCGCGATGCCGCCATCGGCCAGAGTGCCGGCCGACAGGCCATGACCCAGAAGGATCATCCGGGTTTCCGACTGGAACTGTCCGCCACTCTCGACATCGAAGGCCAGAAGAGGCGCCACGATGCCGCTCGGGATATTACTCACCATGGTTTGTCTCCTTCTTGGCGCGCGGCTTGGCCGACGCTTCGGCTTCAGGTGTGAGGGGTTCGGGTTTTTCGATCAGGTCGCCATCACGCACGAAGCGGCGGTGCATGCGGCTCGTGTCATCGATCGCGCGGCCGGTTTCAGGCCAGCCGCCAGGGATCGCGCGGCCGGGAGCCGCCACATAGAGTTTGCGTGTCATGACTATCCTCGTGATCAGTCGCCGGCAGACCAGCCGACCGTAAGCTCGGTTGCACCGGGCAGCGAAGCCGTGCCCGAGATCTCGTCGAGATCCGGCGGCGTCTCGGCTGCGAAATAGCCGGCAAGTTCGGCGAGCTTCTGTTTTGCGTAGCTGCCATCGGGCAAGGCAGCCGCCACCGAGCGCAAGGGCTCAGGCAGTCCGCCATTGTCGAGATCGTAGCAGTCGGCCATGAGTTCGATCGTGTATCGCAAGGTCACGCGCTGGAAGCGCAGACCGAGATCCGGAATGGCAAAGGGCATGGCCTCGCAATTCACCACCCGCTTCGCCAGGCGCCGCCAGGGCGCCCCCTTTTGCGAACGCTCCAGCAGAAAGCGGATCTTAGAGCAGAGCGCCGAGAGCACGAGCCGCGCCTGTGGATCATTGTCTGCCATGGCATCCGCGAATTCGCCGCTGTCGTCAGTGGCGCGAATGGCCAGCTCGACCACGATATCGAGCACTGCCCGATGATCGACGTCGGCAAAGTCGGACGCCTCGCCGCGGGGCGTGATCGAGGCATCGCCGCTGTAAAGAGCGATGACCGGCGTATAGGCACGGTCGGGATCGATTGCCTGCAGCGGGATCTCCTGGCTGTCATAGACACGGCCCTGAGCCACGGTTGGAAACCCGCTCTTTGCCACGACAGCCGCGTGAGGCCTCAAGACTTCCATCGTCACAAGTCGCAGCGCCTCGGGAGACAGCATGGCTCAGATCTCCAGCGCAGCGGCAGGCGTGACAAGCGCAAGCACCGTGCCGACGCCATCGGGATCGAAGGAAGATATCTGAAACCAGGCATTGTCCTCGTGCCGGCGCAGATGATAGCCGGTCTTGAACGACTGGCCCTCGACGAGCCGGATCGACACCTCGCGCGGTGGCGCCCGATGCATCACCCGCCGCCCGTCGCCAGAAGGATGCGACCGCGCCTCGGAATCCATCATCGTGTTCTGGAAGAAACACCCGACGGTTTCCCAACTCGGCAGGTCGGAAGAGACAGCAGGCCCCGCATTCACGTCATCGGTCGAAACCGGATAGACCGTGATCTCGGACCCATGAACCCGCTCGACCACCTGGCGGCTCTGCGCCGCCAGGCGCTGGAATGCAGCCAGCATGATCAGACCGTCGTCGCGCCGAGCTTGAACTCGACAAAATCTGACGGGTTGGCAGCTGCGGTGACGGCGATGCCGACAAGAGTGTTGCCAGAAGCGGTCTTGTTGAGAACATTGTTCGTCGCGTCGAAGTAGAGCTTGTCGCCGATGGCAATCGCCAAGGCGGAAGTCTTCGCGTAGGAGAAAACGCCCTCGGTTTCCAGCACGACGTCGACGCCCTGCGCAACGGTATCCGAGGCCACGCCGATGAGTGAGCCGATGACGCAAAGCTTGCCGGAAACAGTGCCGCCGGAAGGTGCTGGGACCGTGATGCTGCGGCCCGGCTGTCTGAAGTTTTTCATGATCCTGTCCTCTTGAAGAACGTTGAAAGGAGGCACTGCGGGCCGTCAGCCTTGGCCCGCCCGCAGCTATGGTGAGATCCCTCAGGATCAGGCGCCGGGGTTCTTCCAGCCGTAGCGGAAGTCGACTGGTCCACAGCCGAAGTCGTGCTCGACGGACATCGCCATACCCTGGCGACCGAAGGGATTGTCGATCCGGACGCGCGGCGCTTCGTAGCCTTCGAGATAGCCCCAGCGATAGTTGGAGCCGACCTGCGGATCTGCGAACAGATACCAGGTGTTCCCGCTGATCTGTGCCGTATCGAACGGCGTCAGGCGACCAGAGAAGATATTTACGTTCGCCAACGTTGCCGGCGTGACACTGGCAATCAGCTTCTCTGCGGAGGTGATGCGATCTGGCCCGGTCACGATGAGTGCCGGCGGGTTCGCAAGAAGCGCATTACCATCCAGCGACTTCTGCTTGGACATCGCGGCACGGCCTGCGGAGACGGTATCGACGTCGATAGCCGCACCCGAACCGGCCAGGTTGTTGTGCGATGTGTGGAAGACAGTCTGACCGTCGGCCAGAACCCCATTCAGCGCGTTGGCGTAGAAAGTGATTTCCTCGAAAAGAGCCACCGTAGCGCCGTAGCTGGACAGCATTTCGTTGATCGCGCCGAGGTCGTCATTGATCATCAGCTGACGCGAAACAGACAGTGCCTTCGCGTAGGACAGGACAGAAAGTGTTTCCTTGCCCTCGGTGAGCGTGCCGTATTTGATCTCGCCATTCTCGGCGATCTTCTCCAGCATCGGGAAGTCACCGAGCTTGATGGATGTATGCGGGCGGAAATCCCGGAAATTGCGCTGGCGCGAAATCCGGCGATAGGTCGGCTGGGCGAGCTGATAGCGCGCCTCGACGGTACGATTGATTGCACCTTCCAGGATGATCGGGAAATCCGAGGTTGTGTGCGCCGCACGCTCATAAAGCTCCTCGATCTGGCGGGCGTTGCGCGGATAGTTGCGCTCATTGACGCTTTCCATCGCGAGGAAGATCAGGCCGTCGTCCATACGTCCGCGAGCTGCAGCGCTGGGACCGTCGGACGGCAGGGGGGCGCCGATGCGGTAGGACAGCGCCTCGATCGACGCGCGCCGGGCGGTATCGCGCTCATCCTGCAGGATGCGGCTGCGATTGCCATCGGTGCGGCTGTTGTTCTGCCGCGCCAGCATATGGTCGAACGCACGCGCGCGGAAGGTGTCGAGCGACGTGCCGTTGCGAATGGCCTCCTGGATTGCCGTGGCTTCCATGCCGGCACGGGTGCCGATGTCGAGAATGTCTGCGGCGCGAGCATTGGTGTTGCCGCCGGACGGGTCGGTCTGGCCACGGGTTGTGGGGTCGCCGAGCTTTTCTTCCTCGGCAATGGCGGCACGCTTGGCCTCGATGTCGGCGAGGAGCTTGTCGTGATCACCCTGAATCGATCGAGCAGCATCAGGTGCAGTGTCGTCCTTGATCTCGGCAAGCTTTTCAGCCGCCTTCTTCATCAGGCCGTCGAGATCGGTGCGCAGGGCAAAGAGCGCCGGCCAGGCGTGGATGACGTGGTCCGACACGAAGCCGCGCATGGCCTCATGCATGACATCGGGCGCATAGATGGACGCTGCCACGGCATCCGAGGCGGAGAAACCGGCGAAGGCGATGGCCATGAGCGGAACGACGGCAAGCGCAAGGGCTACCGCCACAAAGCGATAATGTTTCATGATTGTAATCCTGTGTTGATTGCCGGGCCCAATGGCTGATACGGGCACCGCCGTCGGCGGCTTTGGCGATGGCGGTAGCCGCTATCGGACCAATTGCATGTGCCGCTGCTGCATTTGCATGCGGATGCGGCGTGTGGTGTTGATGTCGGCCAACGCCTGGTCGACTCGGCAGACGAAGAGACCGTCCTGATCACCGGAGCGGATCTGCGCACCTGCATCGAAAGGCACCGGCACGGCCGAGATTTCCCACGGCTCCCAGTCGATGACGCGATGCAGGGGAACTGCCCCGTCCCGTTCCTTCTTCTCGACGGCCCAGATCCTGTACCCGACGGATATATTTTTCACTGTGCCTTCGATGATCCGGGCGACCCGATCGAGGGCCCCTTCGGCTTTCGACAGCATGACGCGGCAGACGCCTCGCCCAGCTTCAACGCGGGCTGAACCGGGAACAACTGAGCCAATGACCGAATCGAGACCCCAGCGCTGATGCGTGTCGAGAAAGGGCGCGCCGGCATTGAGGCGGTCGAGGCGCACGCTGCGCTGCTCGACGACAAGCTCTTCATCAAACTCGCCTTCCATCCATGTGACACGGCGCCCCGTGGCGCCCGTTGTCCAGACGACCTCTATCGTGTTGTCGCTCTCGTCGAAGGATGCCGCGCGCAGCTCTGCGTCGCGGTGCATCTTCGGAAGATGGATGACGCTAGACATCGGTGGTGTCTCCTGTTTGAGCCTGCGGCACGAAACCGCTTTGCGGCCGGCGCGGATCGAGATCGAACATTAAACCCTGCAAGCCGTTGTCGTTGCAGAAGCTGAAGAAGGCATCGAAGTCGGTGACGACAGTGCGCCAGTCACGGCCCCAGCCTGAAATGAACTCCTGCGGCGACATGCGCCCGGAGCGGACAGCAAGAATATCCGCCTCGAGATCCTTCTTCGGATCGATTGGCTCGATCGCCGGCATGACATGTTTGACGCGGTAGCCTTCACGGCGCGGGCGAAGAATACCGGACATCGTGGCGAGATCTTCGAACCTGCGATCGACGCGACGGCAGAGCATAGGCACGATGTAGTGCCACTGCATCTGCTCGACCATGCGCCGAAATTCGATCTTGCCGGCGCGTAGCGACGAATAGTTTGCTTGACGGAGGTCACCGGTCAACTGGTCGTAGGTGATGCCAGCACCCGCCGCCATCGCGAAAAGCCCCATCATCGAAGCGGTCTCGAACTGTGAGGTGCTCGACGGATTGGCAAAGACAATATCGGCGTCACCGATGTCCTGGATCTGGCCGGGGCGAATTTCGGTTACCTTCTGCCCGGTCTTCGTATCTTCCTTGGCTGCAAGCGGATTCAGGCCACCCGGCTGGCGCTTGATAAAGCCGCCGAAGCTCGCTTGTGTGCGCTGCTGCACGATCACCGCCTCCATCAGGTCGGCAACCTCCTTCGCTGGCAGCAGGATCGGTGTGAAGACCGGAATGCCGCGCAGCTGTCCAGCACGAAGAGGCCGGTAAAGGTGGCAGAGATCCTGCCAGTCGATCAGCGTCGAAGTCTCGATTCTGACCGCGTCCTGGTCGCCCGGATGCTGCGTCC